GTATTGAAATTAAAGACAACGTTTATTTGACCCTTTCAAGAAAAAGATTTATTCAAGAGGTTCAGACTCGCTTTCCAACAATAACTAGACCAAGAGAGGGCGATCTTGTTTATTTTCCACTCTCAAAATCTTTATTTGAAATAAACTTTGTAGAACACGAAAACCCATTTTATCAACTAGGTAAATTATATTCTTTTCGTTTAACTTGCGAACTGTTCAGTTACGATCAAGAAAACGTATCTACTGGCACAACAGACATTGATTCAACACAAACAGAAAATCGTCAATACACATACAGATTTACTACTGGTAATGATTTGAACGGAATTACACTAAACAACTTCTATGCCGGTGAAGTGGTGTATCAATGCTACGGTATAACCGGAGCAGCATGTACAATAGAAAATGCAACAGGAACTGGAGTTGTTGCCTTTAAACCCAGTGGTATTACAGGATATGTGGAGCTAATGAATATTTCTGGTTCTATTGTAATTAATAATACTCTTAAGGGAGCAGACAGTGGTATTGAAGCAAATGTGCTTGTTGCCAACGGCCAGACCACTAACATTGTTATTAAAAACAGTGAGGACAAAACTCCTGCAGGTGACAATGACGAAATTGAGACTGAAGTTGTTAAGATGGATATATTTGATTTTACAGAAACAGATCCATTCTCAGAAGGTAATTACTAATGTTTACACACTTTAAAAACGATTCTGTCAGAAAATTAGTAATTGCTTTTGGCAGTCTGTTCAACAACATCAAACTAGAACAAAGAGATGAAAATAATAATCAACGATTATTTTCTGTTCCTTTAAGTTATGCGGCAAAAGAAAAGTTTGTAAAGCGTTTAACTGAGCCAAGCTCAATCAGCGACAAAACTCGTATAGAAGTCTCTCTACCAAGAATGTCGTTTGAATTTGTAGGTCTTGTATTCGATCCAACAAGAAAATTAAACAAGTTAAATAAAAAGGTATGTACGGATGGCACAAACGGATACAGCATGTATTCTGAAGTGCCGTATAATTTTACTTTTAATTTAAATGTTTTTACTAGAAATTTGGAAGAAAATTTACAAATAATGGAACAAATACTTCCATATTTTTCTCCAGAATTTATAGTTTCTATTAGAATGAACGATCTAAATCAAAGTGTAGACGTTCCTATTAGCATCGCAAACACAACATTAACACAAGAATATGAAGGCGATTTTAGTACTAGGCGTTTTATTGTCAGTACTTATCAATTTGTCGTTAAATCTTATGTCTACGGTCCAATCAAGGGAGAATATCCGATCAAAGACATCAGAATGCAATTTTTACAAGAAGGTGCACTGGGCATTACCTTCTCATCTACATTTGGTATAACTGGATAAATAATTATATGGAATCTTCTGATATTATTTCTAAAACTCTAGGAATAGAGTTTGATGGCGCACCTCCAACTCCAATAACTAAACCAACAAGCACTGCTGGTGTCAGTTTAGATGCTGATTTTAATTACGTTCGAGATAATATCAAAGGACTAATTGATAACGGATCTTGTGCTATTGATGAAATTCTTAAAGTTGCAAAAGCGGGCGACTCTCCTCGTGCATATGAAGTGCTTGGTCAGTTGCTCAAAACTGTATCAGAAATGAACAAAGATTTAATAGACCTTTATCAAAAGACCAAACAAGTTAAGAAAGAAGAGATTAAAGTTAATAACACAACCAACAATTCAATTTATGTTGGTTCTACAAGTGAATTACAAGATTTGATTAATCAAGACCGAAGTAGAAGAAAAGCACTAGACAGTCAACATTTTTTAGATGGTAACAATGGGGTATAAAAAGAAATCAGGATATCTTGGCAATCCCAATCTAAAAGAGATTGGTACTCAAATAGAGTTTACAAAGGAGCAGGTTGAAGAATACATCAAGTGCTCCAATGATCCTGTTTATTTTATTAAAAAATACATTAAGATTGTAACTACTGATAAGGGTCTCGAATCGTTTAGTCTTTACGATTATCAAGAAGATATTGTAAGAACCATTCAAGACAATCGTTTCGTTATTGCCAAACTGCCTCGTCAGACCGGCAAGAGCACAACTACTGTTGCGTGGATGGTTCACTATTTAATTTTTAATCAAAACGTAAATATAGCCATTCTTGCCAACAAAATGAAAACAGCTATGGAGATCATGAAACGTCTCAAAGAGGCGTACGAGTATCTTCCAAAATGGTTGCAGCACGGTGTTGTTGAATGGAATAAAACTTCTATCCAGCTAGAAAATGGATCTCGTGTAATGGCATCCGCAACGTCTGCTTCTGCCGTCCGTGGTGGTTCGTATAACGTAATCTTCATGGATGAGTTTGCCCACGTTCCTGCCAACATTGCTGACGAATTCTTTAGCTCCGTATACCCTACAATTACATCAGGTCAAACCACCAAAGTCATCATAGTATCGACCCCAAACGGTTTAAACATGTTTTACAGCCTTTGGCAAGGAGCTAACCGTAAGGCTGGAGAAGAAGGCAAAAACGAATACGTACCTATAGAAGTGCATTGGAGTGAAGTTCCTCTGTATCCGGGTGGTCCGCTTCGTGATCAAAAATGGAAAGAACGAACCATCAAACAATTAGGTGGTGGTTCTGGTGGTGAACAAAAGTTTAAAAGCGAATACGATTGTGATTTTATCGGTTCGTCTAATACACTTATATCCACATCTAAACTCCACACTTTAGTTCCAAAACCACCCATCAATAAAATGGCCGAAGGTCTTTGGGTGTACGAAGAACCGTCTCCAAATAAAATTTACACAATAACAGTAGATACCTCTAGAGGACAAGGTAAAGACTACAGTGCAGCTATTGTTTTTGATATCACAGAGGCACCATACAAAATAGTAGCCAAGTACAGAAATAATATAATTTCTCCCATGTTATTTCCCACAATATTAGCCGCTTTGGGTAGAAAATACAATAATGCGTATATGCTGGTTGAAGTTAATGATATTGGGGGTCAGGTTGCTGATATTTTACATTATGATCTAGAGTATGAAAACTTATTAACTAGCATGAACAAGGGCAGGGCCGGAATGGTTTTAAACGGCGGATTTGGTCGTGGAGAAACCTTACTAGGTGTCAGAACAACTGCTGTTGTTAAAAAATTAGGGTGTTCTATCTTAAAGAGTCTGGTAGAGCAAGACAAATTACTAATTCAAGACGAGGACGTAATAAAAGAATTACTTTCATTCATCGCAAAATGGAATAGTTTTTCTGCAGACGATGGCCATACTGACGATCTTGTGATGTGCTTGGTTTTATTTTCATGGGTAACAAAACAGCCGTATTTTAAAGAAATCACCAACGTAGACATTAGAAAAGAATTGTTTGATGGTGAAATTAAAAAAATTGAAGATGATGATTGGTTTAGTTTTGGCTTTATTTGGGGGGTAGACGACGACCCAATCATAGAAATTAGACCAAATGACGATAACGACACCTGGACGAGGGTCTAAGCTCCCAAAAATATAAATATTAAGTAAAGTAAAATATTTTAGGAGAAAAGATGGCAGTAACTACTCAAAACAACACTTTTACTTCTCCAACGAATAGTGAAGCTGCCTCCCCGTTGGTAGCAGGCGTTGTTTCATTTAATGGACTAGTTAATCTATTCGGAAAGACTGGCTCAAATGGAATTTCTGAGGTAGAAATTGGCCTAATGGGCGTTTCAAGCGTAAATGAATGGTATAGTCGTCTTTACGCCAGCACTGTAGGAAAATCCGGGCCAACAGGATCATGGGCAGGCGAATGGTGGGCTGTGGCTAACTACCTCCAATACGGCGGTATCTGTCTTGTAGGAGCCACAGGATCTACTGGTGACTATTATAGGGCAAATGGCGTGCTTGGTGTAACCAACACTCCAATTCACAACAAATCGCTAGCAAATATTGACGTAATATTTGAAACCGGAAATACCTTCTCGTCTGCAGCAGCAGTAAGTGCCGCAACAACCAGACAAGATTGTATTGCTTTTATTGGTAATACTCAAAAGATCACAGGTATTCCTCTGTCAAGTACTTACGGAAGTCAACTAGTAGATTTTGGTACAACCGCAGCCAGCGAATACGTTGTTTACGTAGCTGGTCGTAAAAAGTACGCAGCAGG